GCGTTTAAACGCATCCAATCAATTAGGCAGTTTGTCTAACCTTGGTTTTGGTATGGGTCAGACTATTCAGAACAGAATGGATCAGCAAGGCGCAATGCAGCAAGCTCTACAGCAGCAGTTGATTAACGCAGGCAAACAACAGTATGCAGGCTATACAGGCGCACCAGCGCAATCGTTGCAGTATTTACTATCGGCAGTCGGTGGCGCACCAGCCGTAGGCACTGTAGAGAAAGGCTATGAGCCAGGATTATTTGATTACTTAACATTTGGAGCGAGTATAAAATAATGGGAATTTTAGACAGTATTGGTACATATTTGGGTGATGAAGAAAATCGCCTAAGATTAGCGTCTGGCTTTGCAGGGCTTAGTGGCAATCCTAACGCTGGCAATATTCAACAAGGCTTACAAAACCGCCTTTCAGTCTTGCAAGATGATCGTAAGCTAAAAGCTGCTACTGAATTGGAAGCAGATAAATTAAAACGCCATACATCTATGGCTTTGCAGATACTAGGAAACAATCACCCCGAAATAGCACAATTATTAGCCAATGGGTTTTTAACACCTAGCCAAGCCATTACAGAATCGCGTAAACCTAAATCTGAAAGGGGAATGTTTAAAGGTGCTGATGGGTTTAATTATTACATAGATGATCAAACTCGCGTATTACCTAACGCGGTATTGCCTGAAAAATCTGAGGGTGCGTCTATTGATGGTTATAGACTTGCTGTAAGAGAAGGGTTTGAAGGTGACTATAACAGCTATATTTTAGGCCAGAAAACTGCGGGTGCGCCTAAGACTGAGGTTAGTTATAACGGCTCATCGGGTGCGCCAGCAAAAGCACCTGACGGCATGACTAACGTAACTGATATAGCCACTGGTATTGTCACGCAAGTGCCAATTAAGGGCGGTGTGGTTGATATTGGTGCTCAAAAACAAGTAACAAATGCAAACAATGCGTTAGCAACTATTGAAAGTGCGTTAAATCACCCTGGTTTAAATGCTTCTGTTGGTTCAATAGATTCTAAGTTTGTCAGCCTTTCACCTGATGCGGTTGCTTTTGAAGCCTATCACGATCAAATCAAAGGTAAGGCGTTCTTAGCAGCGTTTGAATCATTAAAAGGTGGTGGTCAAATTACAGAGGTTGAGGGTTTAAAAGCAGAACAAGCCACGGCTCGTTTAAATCTAGCGCAAGATGAAGAGGATTATAAACAGGCTCTTAGAGATTTAAAAAATGTTATTTACGATGTTTTAGAGCGAAATCAGGGCATATTAAATTCCATTCCAAACAGCAACAATAATGATCCATTAGGAATCCTATAGGAATAATTTATGTCTTTACAAGATATTAGAAATAAGTTTCCGCAGTACGATGATATTTCAGATGGTGATTTAGCATATAAACTTTATGCCAAAAATTATTCAGATATGCCTATGGGTCAATTTGCAGATCAAATGAATTTATCGCGTGATGAATTTTCTTTTATGATTGCTTCTGCTAGAAAAGCTGGCTATACACCAACGTCAAGAACGCAATCAAAAGACAGAGTTATTGAAGATTTAGGTGGTACAGGTATTTTAAGATCAGCTATTCAAGGAGTTACACTTGGTGGGGCTGATGAAATCGTTGGAGGCGGTGCGGCACTTGGTCGCAAGCTGATGGGTGATGAACGTCCTATTGGGGAAATATACACTCAAGAACAACAAGCAGAAGAGGCTAGGCTTAATCAGTATCGTAAAACTGACCCCGTTAAAGCTGGTGTTGCTGAGTTTGCAGGCGGCATGGTGGCTCCACTTGGAGTTGCTAAAAATGCAAAACAAGCCTTTGGTTTTGGAACTGGCATTGGAGCAACAACAGGCTTTTTAACTGGTGAAAATGATAACCGATTAAAGTCTGCTGGCTATGGTGCTTTGTTTGGTGGCTTGCTTGGCCCTGCTGCCTATAAAGGTGGAGAACTTGCTGCGAGTTCTTTTGGTAAGGCTTTACAAAATAGGGCTAAGAAATTAGCTACGGCTGGTGCGCCCACTGCTTCCCAGTTAAAAAAAGAAGCTGATGAAGCCTATAAAATTGCTAAAGATAGTGGTGTTGTTATTGACCCCGATCAATTTAATAGTTTTGTAGACAGTGTTATCAAGTCTGTGTCAGGAAAGTCTAGGGTTCAGCAAGAAGCCATTGACGAATTGATGCCTAAAATGAAAACAGTTAAAAATATGCTTGAGGGCAGTGTGGGTGAGCAGTTAGGTCTTGATGATCTTGAAGCATTGCGCAGGATTGCAAAAATACCAGCAGGGGATATAACTAACCCAGATCAGCAAAGAATGGCTATGACGATTGTTAATGCCATTGATGATTTGATGGAAAACATCGACCCAAAACAAATGCAAGGCGATTTATTTCAAAAGCAGCTTAAAGAATCCGTTGGTGGTGCATTTAAAGATGCTAGGTCAATGTGGGGTAAGTTGCGCAAAACTGAGCAAATAGATGAACTTTTACTTAACGCTGGCACTTATGCTGGCGGTCTTGAAAGCGGCATTAAAAACCAATTAAATAGCATTTTAAGAAACCCTAGAAAACAAAGAAATTTCACTAAAGCAGAGTTAAAAATGATGCGTGAGATTTCAGAGGGTACGCCATTAGGTAATCTTGCTGGTTCTGTTGGTCAAATGGGATTATCAGCGACAGGAGGCCGTAACGTATTAAGCGCAGGCACAGGCATGGCAGCAGGCGGTACGGCTGGATTTGTTATTGGTGGCCCTGTAGGTGCGGCTATTGGCGCAGGGGCAGAATTAACGGCTGCAACCGCTTTAAAATATGTTCGTGAAAAAAGCATGGAACAGCAAGTTAAAATATTGCGAGATTTAATTGCGTCTGGTCAGGTTGAAAAGTTTGCTAATCAGGCTCCCCAAGCCTTTGCAGTAATTCAGCAAGCGGCACAAAAAATAGGCCAAAGCACCATAATAAACAACACACCAGAATTACAACGTACTGAGCCTAGAGGCTTATTGTCGCAATAGAAGGATTTAACAATGACACAAATGAAAGAAGATGAAATCCAAGGGGCAGTAAAAGCCGCAATTGAGGCTGCTATTGATTACGTTGATAGTGACATTAGAGGTGATCGTGAACGCGCTCAAAAGTATTTTGATGGTGCTGTAGACCTAACGTATGAAGAGGGCCGATCAAAGGTTGTCTCGACTAAAGTGCGTGATGTTGTGCGTGGTGCAAAGCCTGGTTTAATGCGTGTGTTTTTGACTAACGATAAGTTTGTGGAATTTACACCCAAAGGCCCAGAGGACGTTGAAAATGCAGAACAAGCGACAGCCTACACGCATTGGGTGTTTAACAAGGTCGGTGGCTATAACGTATTAAGTAATGCGATACATGACTCATTAGTGAAGAAAGTCGGCATTGTAAAAGTGTGGTGGAATAACGAGACTATTGCAGAATCGCACACCTATGAGAATTTGTCAGATGAAGAGGTTGAAATGCTCTTGTCTGACGATGAAGTGGAAATTATAGAACACTCGCAAGAGATAGAAATGGAAATGGATGAAATGGGCATTGAAATGTCTCGCAATGTTCATTCAATGTTAATTTCTTATAAGCGTGAAGAGGGGGAAATGGTCGTTGAGGGAATCCCCCCAGAAGAATTTTTTATTGATGGGTCAGCCAAGTCGATTGATGATGCTTACATTGTCTGCCATAAGTCTGAGAAATACGCAGGCGATTTAATTGCAATGGGATTTGACCAAGACATTATTGATAGCCTGGTCGGTGAAGATGATGATTCAAATGGTGATGAAGAAAAAATACTGCGTTTTGGCGAAAGTTTAAATGAAGCCGATGCGGTTGTTAACGACCCATCTATGCGGTTAATCGTTGTGACCGAAGCCTATTTAAAAATAGACATTGAGGGTGATGGTGTTCCCACTCTTCACAAGTTTTTATGCGGTGGCACTAACTATGAAATATTAGAGCAAGAGCCTTGGGATAAAGCCCCGTTTGCTGATTTCCACGTTGACCCAGAGCCACACGCGTTTTATGGCAGAAGCCTAGCTGAACTGGTATTAAACGATCAGGACACCACTACCAGTGTCTTACGCGGCATTTTAGACAATGTGGCGTTAGTAAACACCCCACGTTTAGAGGTCAATGAAGATTTAGTGGTCATGGAGGACGTTTTAAATAACGAAATCGGGGCCGTGATTCGCAGTGAGCAAATAGGGTCAGTAAACCCCCTTGTAGTGCCTTTTGTAGCTGGTTCCACACTACCAGCACTCCAATACCTTGATATGCTCGTAGAAGAGAAAACAGGCATCTCTAAGATGTCTATGGGCCTTAACGCGGATGCTTTGCAGAACACAACAGCGACAGGCGCGGCACTAACGGCTCAAGCCAGTGCAGGCCATGTTGAAGTCATGGCGAGAAACCTCGCAGAGGGCATGAAAAGGTTATTTCAACTCATGCTACACGTTAGCGTCAAAAACTCGCCCAACGAGCAAATGATGCGCTTGAACGGGGAGTTTATCCCTGTTGACCCTAGTGTCTGGGATGCCTCAATGGATATGGACATTAATGTTGGTTTAGGCACAGGCCAAGAGGACGTTAAAGCTGCCGCGTTAATGCAAACCTTTTCAACTCAACAGCAAATTTGGCAAACTTACGGGCCGCAAAATGGCTTAGTTTCCATGACGCAGATGCGAAACACATTGTCGGATATGCTGGCTTTGAGTGGCCTTAAAAATGCAGACCGCTACTATGCTCCAATGACACCCGAAAAAGAGCAGCAGATCATGGCTCAAATGGCACAACAGGCCCAACAAGAGGCTGCAATGGCCCAACAGCAAGGCGACCCAATGGCTCAAGCATTGATTGAATCTGAGCAGATCAAGGCGCAGGCGCGTATGCAGGGCGATCAAATGAAGATGCAGGGCAAGATGCAAGGCGACAACATTAAGATGCAGGCCAATATGCAAGTTAAAGCGGCTGAAATGCAATCAGCACAAGGCAAGGAACTGGCTGAACTGCAACTTAAATATCGTGAACTGCAAGCTGGTGATGATTTGAACCGAGATAAAATGAACCAGGAGCTACTAATTGAAGCCGCTAAAATCTTAGGACAGTACGGCACAGCAGTCGATGTTGAGCGTGTACGGGCCATGCAAGCGGCTCCACGAATGGGTAATGTTCAATGATTTTAAAAAATCAGGCTGAATATTTATTGGCTAATGAGACTTTTTTGGAAGTTTTTGTTAGTATGCGAACAAATCAGTGTAATGTATTCTTACATTCTAAAGCTGATGAAATTGAAAAACGAGAAGAGGCCCACGCATTATTGAGGGCTTTAAATGAAATTGAGAATATCTTGCAACGTTCAATTACTGACCAAGATTTTCGAGATAAACGCAGCAAATAAAAGGATAGCACCGTGGAAGCGACTACCGAGTTAAGCATGGATAATGCAGTTGAAGCGTTAATGGCTCAAGAGCCAGAAGTAGCCGAGGCAGAAGTTATTGAATCCGAAGTGGATGAAGTAGAAGAGGCCGAGGTTGAAGATGATGCTGACGTTGAAGATTCAGATGAAGATGAAGGTGAAGATTCAGATGAAGATGAATACGAAAGTGACGAAGGTGAGATAGATTCCGAAGAGCTAGACGATCAAGCTGAGACAAAACTTTACCCTGTAAAAATAGACGGGGAAATAGTAAATGTAACTCTAAGTGATCTAACCAAAGGCTATGGCGGCGACCAATTTAACCAAAAAAACATGAGACATAATGCCGAGCAGCGCAAACTTACGGAAGAGGCTTTTAATAGCCTTAACCAACAAAGAGCGCAACTTGACCAGTATGCTCAACAAATTAGTCAGAACGGATTGGTGGCAAAACCTGTTGCTCCCTCAAGAGAATTGTTTACAAATGACCCGTTAGGGTACTTGGATGCAGACCTTGAGTATCGAGAAAATGTGGAATTATACCAAAACGAGCAAAACCAGTTACAACATAACCGAGCCGCAGTTCAAAAGGCACAAGCAGAAGCTAACCAGGCGAACTTGCAGAACCAGCAAGAAGAACTCAAACGACTAATCCCCGATTTTGCAGATGCTAAAAAAGCAACAAAATTAAAGGACAGTCTTATTGAACATGGCAAAAGGCGTAATTTTACTGAGGCTGAATTGAATTCGGTAGTAGATGCGCGAACCATGCACGTTCTTCACGAAAGTATGCTGTGGCGGCAATCATTGGAAGGTAAAAGTGATGTGAAAGCAAAACTTAAAAAAGCCCGTCCGTTGATGAAATCTGGTGTTAAGAAAACTGGTGAATCTGCTAACAAGGTTGAGCAAAAGCTAATGTCGAAATTGAAAAAATCTGGCAGTATTAATGACGCTGCCGCTTTGTTATTTAATAGCTAACTTATTAATTTTTAAGGAATTATCATGGCGCAACCTACCAACACGTTTGACACATATGATTCAAACGCTCTGAAAGAAGACGTTTCTAAAATCATCTATAACGTAGACCCTAGTGACGTACCTTTACTATCGTCTATTCCAAAAACATCAGCAACTAACACTTTGCACCAGTGGCAAACTGACACATTACGCGCTGGCGTTTCAACCAACAAAAATATTGAAGGTGACGTAACTACAGCCGAGGCTCGCACCTCTGTTGCTCGTATCCACAACTTCACGCAGATATTTAAAAACGCTGTGACAATTTCTGGCACTGACCAGAGCGTAACTAATATTGGTTATGGTGCGCAAATGGCGCATGAAATCATCAAAGTTGGCAAAGAGCAAAAGACGGACATTGAATCTAGCATTTTTGCTAACCTTCCGTTTGTCGCTGGTGCAGCAGCAACAGCCCGTCAAATGGCTGGATTGACTGCCTACATCAAAACCAACGTGACTAATATTGGTGGTAGTGGTGGTGCTAACCCAACGGGCACTATACCTGGTGCAACAGCTAGGACGAATGGTACTCAAACCGTCTTTAACCAGACTAAGTTTGATACCTGTATGCAGCAAATTTGGGACGCAGGCGGTACACCCGATACTGTATATCTAACCAGTGCTCAAATGCAACGGGCATTAGCTTTCGTAGGAAATAATAATGAACGGGCCACAGCCCAGAACGGCAAGGTCAGTCAATTGCTTTCGATCTACATGACACCTTGGGGCAGCGTTACGTTCACTCCTTCGCGTCACCAAGAAGCTCGTTCAGTGTTTATTCTTCAAACCGATATGCTTTCACTCGCGTCATTGCGTCCAATGAAGAGTGAGGAACTTGCAAAAAATGGCGATAACGTCACTCGCCAATGTCTCACAGAGGCAACATTGGTGGTTCGCAATGAGAAGTCATTGGGTCTAATCGCAGACTGTACCGCTTAGTAAAAGGCAACAACCAAGGGGCTGAAATATGCCCCTTTTTTTTAGGAAATATTTTCATGGCTAAGATTTCAGAATCATGGCATCAAGACGGCAAAAAAATTGTTCATGTAAAAAAACATGATTGGAACCCAATGCTAGACCAGGTGCAAGCGTACCGCGACCAAGGCATTGATGGATTTGGCGAGAACAAATTAGTAGGCGTAATTGACGCGGCATTGCTGGGCGAATGGCTAAAAGAGGCTGGCGTGGCTTGGGATGATACTCACGCTAAAGCCGAAGTCGTAAAGCGCAAAATGCTATCAGGCGAGTTTAATAAATTGCGCCCGTGGAATAAGACTTATTAGTGTGGTCAAGCCCTTTACAACTTTATCCAGTTCATGTGTCGCCCATCACAGCACCGCAGGGCATGGCTCATGTGATTGAGCCGCAAGTAATACGGGAGCAGGATTATATGCGTGTACAGCCACCTAATAAGCCTTATACGCACACTGCATATAGTACGTTACATTGGGTTGCTAAAGTATGATTCTTGAATCCGTTATGGCCTGTAACATGGCCTTTGGCGTAGTTAA